ACAAATTGTTGAACCAAAAAAGCGTGGTCGCAAACCAAAAACAAATGGCTAATTATATACACCCTACTGCAATCATTGGTGATAATGTTATACTAGGCGATAATAATTATATAGGTGCTTATTGTATTATAGGGGATAAAGCGGAGCATAAAAAATATTGGGATAAGCCTTTAGGCAAAGTTTATATAGGGGATAACAATGTTATAACAGGATTGGTTACAATAGACGCAGGGACAGAAGTAACTACGTTTATAGGCGATAATTGTTTTATAATGAAACACGCACATATTGGACACGATTGTACTGTATATTCTAATGTAACAATAAGTTGTGGTGCAAAAATTGGGGGTCATTCAATTATTGGCAAAAAATCAAACATAGGACTTAATGCAGTATTACATCAATTCAGCCATATTAAAGAAGGTTGTATGATTGGAGCAAGTGCATTTTTTAAAGGCGAATCGGAAGAATATTCAAAGTATGCCGGAGTACCGGCTAAAAAAATAGGAATAAACAATCCAAGATGAACGCAGTAATATATTTAAACTATCAAGATAGGAACATAGATACATTGTTCCATAACATTAAAAATGCAGGGAAGCATATAGACTTTATAAGCATAATTAATGAAACAGGTATTGCCTATGCAATCAACAAAGGCTTAAAGCATTTTAACTATGACTATGTTCAGTATGTTACAATTATGGGTAATGATATATTAGAACCTGATAATTGGTTATCAACTAGAAATGAATTTTTAGAAGATAAAACAGTAGGTATTTGCTCAATTCCTTTAGATGGATTTTCAGGTGACTCATTAGATTTAATTGGGAACTTTACAATTAGCAAAGAAGCGATTAATAGAGTAGGTGCATTTAATCAGGAGTTAGACCCTTACGGAGCGATTGACTTAGATTATTGCACACGAGTACGGGCGTCGGGGTTACATACAAAATTTATACCGAATACGAAAGCAACGCATATTGAGCAGAACGGTATCGAGGCTTACGGTTATAACAAAATGGATTTAGTTAAAAAGACTTGGGACTTACATAATCAAAATGTGTCAGCTTATACAGATGGCACTAAAGCATATTATATACCTTTATGAGAATACTCGCAGTAACAAGCAAATTTAGTGGGGTTGGCTATCATAGAATAATGGTGCCCTTAGTTAATATGCGTAAAGACTATTGTATGATTACCGATACTATCAACGAAGTAGTATTTGATAACAATTACGACATAGTTATATTTAATAGGTTTTTAACTTCAACAGACGCTAAGTTATTAGTTAAGATGAAGCTGAAATACAATTTTAAATTAATAGTAGATAACGACGATTATTGGCTTCTTCCTCCTTCCCACGTTTTATACAAACGCTACCAAGAAAGTAATATTTCGGAAATCATAACCGAGTATATGCGTGTCGCAGACCTTTGCACCTGTACCCACGAAAGGTTGGCGGAGGAAATATATAAATATAATCCTAATGTAGAAATCCTTCCTAACGCTTTACCTTATGGCAAAGAACAGTTTCAGGATAATAAGTTAGATTCGGATATGATAAGGCTATTTTGGTCAGGTTCAGGAACACACGCACCGGATATGGATATTTTACGCAACCCAATGAAGAAAATTAATTTCCCTGTAAAGACAGTTATTGCAGGTTACAATCTAGGCGAGAAACATATTTGGGACAGAATGATTGGGGTGTTTACAAATGGCTTAAAATTAAATCCAACTATCTATGACTATTCGGAAGTAACTAAATATATGGGTGCCTATTCGGATTCGGATATTAGCCTTATTCCTTTAGTAGATAATAAGTTCAATTCAATGAAATCTAATTTAAAGGTTTTAGAAACGGCTTCGAAAAGAAACCCTGCTATTGTTAGCAACGTACACCCTTATAAAGATATGCCGGTATGCTATGTAAATAACCAAAAGGATTGGTATTATTGGATTAAGCTATTGACATTTGACGACGCAGCTAGGATTGAATACGGGCAAAAGCTATTTGAATACTGCGATAGGGAATTTAACTTTGAGGCTATAAATAACAAAAGATTCGCTATTTATAATAAATTGATAGGTAAATAATGGAATGGTTTATACAATTTGGAAACTTTAGAATATCATTAGGCATATTAACTAATACTATCCATTTAGGAATATCATTAGGCTATTCGGTAGATGAGAATAATGAATTGCATAATAGTTTAAATATAGGACTTATCTTTGTGTCATTGAATTTTATAATGTTTAATGAAGAAGCACACTAAAATATATTTAGACTATTTCGATTATGGAATAGAAGATTTTATCCCTTGTGAATCCTGTGGTGCAAAAGCAGTAGATATACACCACATTGAAGCAAGAGGAATGGGCGGGAGCAAAGAGGCGGATAATATAAATAATCTTATGGCACTATGCAGGTATTGTCATACAGTTATGGGCGATACTAAAACACACTTAGAGTATTTAAAAAATAAGCATAAAGAAAAATTAGATGGCAAAAATTAAACAGGATAGTACAAAGGTATCATTCGGCAAACGCAAAAGAGGTTCAGCAAAGAAATCATATAATAAACATTCACCAAAACCAAAACCCTACAAGGGACAAGGAAGATAACACTATGAAAAAATTTTTAAAGGAATTTAGCAGGTTATTTATAAAATGTCAAAACAATCAATTCATTGGTAAATTCTAAATATGACAGATAAAAAAACTATGACAGACGTTAAGGTGGTTAAGATTACTGAAATTAAATCTAACCCAAACAACCCTAGAATTATTAAGGACGACAAGTTTAAGAAGTTAGTAGAAAGTGTTAAGACGTTTCCCGAAATGGCTAACGTTAGACCTATTGTGGTTAATACCGATATGGTTGTACTAGGTGGCAATATGCGACTTAAAGCTATGAAGGAAGCCGGTTGGAAAGAGGCACCTATTCAAATAGTAGATTGGGACGAACAAAAGCAAAAGGAATTTATTGTTAAAGACAACGTAGGCTTTGGCGAGTGGGATTGGGACGACCTTGCTAATAATTGGGAGGTTGAAGAATTAACCGAATGGGGATTAAATATACCTAATTGGTCCTTAGGTCACGATATAAATAATATGTCTGAAAATGAATTAGACTTTACAGAGCAATTCGACCCAATAGGTATAAAATCAGATAAAAAAAATGTCACTTTTGTTTTTAATTCAGAAGATGAAGCTAAAAATTTTTGTGAAAATAACGGGTATAAATTAATAATTAAAGGTGAATTATGGAAAGTAGAAATGAATTCCCAATCTATATAATTTCAAAAGGCAGGTGGGAAAATACATTAACGGCTAATTCATTTGAAAAAGCAGGTATTGATTATCTTATTGCAGTAGAACCACAGGAAAAAGATAAATATATAAATACATTAGGTAAGCATAGAATTATTGAGTTACCGTTTTCCAATCTTGGGCTTGGAAGTTATCCGGCACGAAATTTTTGTTGGGAACATTCAAAAAACTTAGGATATAAATATCATTGGTTATTTGACGACAATATCAGGGGGTTCGATAAATGGATAAACGCTAAAAGAACTAAAATTGATAATGGTTTATCAGCAATTAGATATGTGGAAAATTTTATAAATTCAAATAATATAGATATTGGCGGATTTGAATACGACGGGTTTGTAAGGAATATCCCAAAAAAACCCTTTAAATATAATTGTCACGTTTATTCAGCTATGCTGATAAAAAATTCATTGCCATATAGATGGAGATTAAAATATAACGAAGACGTGGATTTATGTTTGCAGGTATTACATAATAAAGGTACTACTGCAAGCTGTGTATATTATATGGTAAATAAAACAAGTACAACTGCTAAAATGAAAGGTGGCAATCAGTCAGAATTATATCAAGGCAATGACCCCAAAAAGAAATTATTAAAAGCTAAAATGCTTGAATCCGTATGGCCTCAATATGCTAAAACCGTTATTAGATTTGGGAGGTATCACCACTTTGTAGATTGGAAGGTATTTAAAAAAAAGAATTAAAAACAGAATAATAACAGAATGAGCAAAGAACATTTAATCCCGTTTGTGAAGGGTCAGTCAGGTAATCCAAACGGCAGACCTAGAAAGTACGTCAGCTTGTTAAAGGAACAGGGATATAAGCTAAGCGAAATAAACGACACGATACAAGTTATGATGTCAATGGATATGGACGAAC